TTCTTGAATAACAGTTTTTGTGATGCGCTTATACTTATCAGTAAGTTTACCATCTTTGACCAAGACAAGAAGCTCTGCCTCTTCAGATGATAATCCTTCTAGGAGTTGCACAAACATAGACTCTCTTTTGAGAGCAGGAAGTTTAGCACCGCCCTTGAAGAAACGATAAAGACCACGATACTCTTGCTCTAGGCGAGTGTGATCTGTACCAACGGGAGCATCGTTAGGTGTGTAGGGAACATCACCTTCTGGAAGAAGGGAGACAACGCTATCGTCAAAATTGATAATCAATAATTGACGAAGAGCGGTGCTATTGTGTTTCCTCAGCAAATCAACTTTTTCCTTTTTGGTTTTAGCATTTGAGACCTTGCGTAAGACCTCGCTGACGAGCAACCTAGAGTTGCTATTTTCAATAGATCGTGTAGGCATAATAAACTCCGATTAATTAATCATCCTCCTCGTCTGAGTCAAATGATGGATCCCAGTATTGGGTGTCAGGTCTGATATAGATCAGATCGTCGTGCAACATGTTTCCATTTTCATCAAACATTTCTGGATGGGTTACTGATTTGGCGTAAGCAGCGTTTTCGATATAATCTTCAACGTAACCTTTTGCCAACCAAGTAACGACGCTTCCTAGAATGAAAGCACCGATTGTTACTAAGACTGCTAGTGCGATTAACATGGTTTCCCCCGATGTTTTATGGTGTGTGTTTGGAAACCAACCTCCTTGTGAACTCTGACATTATTTAGAACGCTTTTTGCGTCCTGGTTTCCTGTCGATTTCGTACTTGACCGCATCAGTCAAAATCTTTTGAAGATACTTATGTATCTTTCTCGCTTTAGGTTTTCCTAAAAATCCATACGCTTCACGAAGAGTTTTGTCACCACCTTTGATGTACGCTTCTAAATCGGCACACGTTAAAGCAACATTCTTTGCAGAGGTGGAGTTAATAAACTCACGAACTTGTTTGCGGGTAGTCTTAGTGTGCTTTAGATAACTGTAGCAATTGAAAAGGAAGCAATCTTTTTCAAAAGCGGCATCAATAGCATTTTCAACAAGTTCGTAGAATTCGTCGTTCATCAGATAAGATTATTTTCACGGAGGTGTTTGACAGTATCGGTGCATCCACCGATCTTCTTAGAGTCTAACAGAACTTGAGGAAAAGTGCTACCGTTCCCAAATTCTTTGTAGAAGTCCTGCCGATTAAAGTGAACATCTAATTGGTACTCTTCATATCTATAACCTTTTGCTGAGAGAACCGTTTTAATTTTGTCGCAATACGGACATCCAGTCCGTGTATATACTGCAAATTTCATAATAGTCAAAGAATAAAAAAGGGGACCTCTAGGTCCCCCAGATTTAACTTATGTATCAGGGAATCAGAAGTTGTACTTCACACCCAGTTTACCGCCGTATCCACGGTCGATGTTGTCATCGCCTGAACCGACGAAGGAGACCTCACCATATGCGCCAAGACGCTCGGTCAGACCCAGACCCACGCCTGCTTTACCTGAAGGGACGGTATCAGACTCACCACCGTCAGGACTCAGCACGGTAGCGCCACCCTGAACGTAGTAAGAAGCGGATTCGCCCAGATCGCCTTCGTAGCCAACGTGAAGATCTGTATTTGTTCCGTTGTAGTTAGAACCTGTCCAACCAGCATTGGCTTCTACGTTAACGTAGGGGCCAGCAAGGGCAGCAGACGGAGCCACAATAGCGGCAGTGGCGGCGAGAGTTGCGATTGCAGATTTGATCATTGAATTAATACCTCGTTTGTTTGCTTGCGGAGTGATTACCCGCAGATGATGGAACGGATCGACTGTCCGTTCGCTTGGGAATATTGTAACACAGACCTGAAGAAATGGCAAGTGTTACAGTTTTGTAACGTTACAAGTAGGTATTTATAACAATCAAATCTTCACTCCTGTTCGGTTTCTTCTCTGTGTTTCCTCTCCAAGGATGCCTTCGCTTGTCTCTTGAGCATCTTAACAAAGGCAAGTTCTTCTTTAGTGTAATGTTCAGGGTGCTTCTTCGCTTTCTTGATTATTTTCTTCGCCCCCTTGATAGTGTCCTTGTATCTCATCTCTTTTCCTCTCGTTTAAACTTTTTCTCACTTCTAGTAATTTCAATGCCGTCCCATGACGTTCCTCATAAAAAGCATCTGGGTTTAACTGCACGTCAATAAAATCATCTGGGTCTATGAGTGCATCAAACTCTGCATCCCCATCACCAAGAACCTCTCTAAGTTCCTTGGGTAAATCTATGTTTCTAATTTTTGGTAGTTCCATTTTAGAGACTGGTGTAAGTGTATCCACTAGCAAGTCTAGTGTGCCAAATTAAATTACCATCGCCACCAACATTCAAATCCAAAGAGGTTGCAACAATCTGATCAGTATTTCCATTGGTGCTTCCACTAATGGTTATTGAAGCATTGCAATCTGTTCCAACACTATCTTGGAAACAAATTTTGGTTTTTGATCGTTTGAGTGAGAATCCATTTGGATTACCAACAATGGTAGCAGGATATGTTGTACCTGCCGTTACGTTAATCACTGCTGAGGAAGTTCCTGTATCAGCAGCACCTGTAGTAAAAGTATAACCGTTAACAGTGTAAGATGTCAAGGCTTTATCTGGAGAGAGTTCAGTTAGATTCTGTGTGATGGTGCCGATTCTCACTTCAGCATTACAATCATTACCATCTAAATCTTTAAAGCATATCTTAGTTCCATTATCTTTAATAGTGAAACCACCGTATCCGCTACCGCCACTAATATTTATGTTGTAGGTCTGTCCAGCGGTGATATTGGTTGTGTCGTCATCGCTACCATATGATACTCCAGTTGTCTGAGTAAATGATACTCCACTCAATCCTGACCAAGTTACAGTACCAAGTGCTTGACCATATGTGCTTGGATTATCATCCCACTCAAATTCTAATTCAACCTGAGCAGATCCAGAACCAGTTACTACCAGATTACCACTTGAATCAAAGACTGCAGATACAGAAGCAGTTGAATACTCGGGTCTTTCATCCCATTCATAATTCAATGTAACTGTGCCAGTACCTTCTCCACCAACAACCAGGTCACCTGCATTATTAAATTTTGCAGTGATGTTTGATACGGTGCTCAGTTTTTTCAAAGTCCAACCAACACCTGCTGGATTCTTAGACCAATTATTAATTGATACGTTTGGATCATTAGTCACCACTGCTCCAATAGTGTGACCTCCAGACACCACATTAGTCAGACTGTATATGGTGCTAGAACCACTGTTGCCACTATACAAAACTGTACCCAAACTTGTACCATCGAATGACATAGCAGCAGTGTCATCCGCCTGAACTTCTAATTCATAGTTACCAGTTTCAACCAGAGAAAGATTCCAAGTTGCAGTGTGACCTGTCCCTGCCAATGGAGTTGTATTGCTTGGATACACAGCATACTTGTCCAAGAAATCAGACCATGAAGGGTGAGGACCAGAAGGAACCCAATTGATATTAGTGGGTATTACACACTGACCACCTTGACAGATTTTTATATACCAACCACCAGGGTTTCTTGCCCAGGAATATGCAAGACCTTCAGGTAAACCATCAGCACCTACGAATCCTGCATCAGAGTTTGTACATCTTACCACCACCTGCAGCGTACCCGCAGTCAGATTGGTTGTAGTAGTGTATGGAGTGTTGTATGTTCCACCTGCAAAGATACCCCCTACAGCAGAGAGGAGAGGTGTCTCACTATCTCCTAGGAATAACTGTGCGTTATCATCACAAGCAAATTCAAATCCATATACTCCATCCTCAGGAATAGGAACTTGATATGTCACTGTCTGTTCTTCACGAGGAAGAGTACAAACTGCAGGATTAACCCACACTGCATATTTGTTACCTTCATCAGACCAGAATCCTGCCACGTTAGTAGTTGGTTCTAATGGCAAGATATCAGTAATTGCGAGTGAAGCGTTAATATCAAATCCATTGCCAGCATCGTCATCATATTCAATCAAAGTGTTAGTGGCAAGTCTGCTCCCAGCAGTACCCGATCCACTTGTACTGATTGGGTATGACTGTCCTGCAGTTACTTGAACCGATCTACTCTTACTACCTTTCTCTTTATTACCTTGACTAAACGATGCACCTGCAACAGTAAGTGTGCCGACTGCTTGACCAGAAATACTTGGTTTATCATCCCAGTCTAATGTAAGTTGAACAATACCATCTCCAGTTCCACCGATCACTAAGTTTTGACGATCTGTAGAAAACTCTGCTGTTATAGTCGCAGGATTAATGAATGTCGAGTCCTCAGATGTCACATTAAATGTTGGAGGACTAGATCTTTCTGTTTGAATCTTATCTACAAAAGTCCCATCAGCATTAAAGAATCTAGTAGGAATGATATTAATATCAGCATCAAACGGAGAACAAATATCTGGACCTGCATTAGGTACTAAGAAATTATCATCCAATCCGAATGGGTTGAGGGATGTATATTTCCAGTCATATGGATCATTACCCATGCCACCCTCAGCAGTGGGTATATCATTTAAGAAATCATCTACACAATCATAATATTCTATACTCCCATCTGGTAACTCTCGCACCTTACATCTGCGAGCAACAATTGCAGGAATTGTACCTGGTCCGACCACTGACTCCAGAGCAGAAAAATCAATAGGACCATATGTGTAAACTCTACCGTCACCATCATCAACGATACGTCGTTTAGCAGGTGCTCCTGTGAAATCATCATCCCTGACAATATCACAGGTAGGTCCCATTGGTCCCTCTGGATAATAATATTCAGGCATAAAAATAGAGGGTTGTTACCCTCTATTTATTTCATATTACTGATCGGATTTTTGAGATGGTTTATACGGATCTCGTGTCCTATTCTTGATGACGATGAAAGCATCTTTGTTGTACTTCACGGTTCCTTTTACTGGTGCCCATTTAGTACCTGCTCCATCAATCATATAGACAGATGTACCAGCAGATTCGACGTGAATGTCATCGTGACAATCCCATCCCATAGCATCCATCAGTGTTGAAATTTGCTGTGCGATGGAGGGTTCAGAAAGAACCCTCTCTTCAGGATCAAGTTTACCAAGCATGATGTTTTACTTTTATTTAGAGAGCATTACCACGAGGCAGAACTTCTTCAGGGAAGACGAACTGTTCGTGTGGTTGATCCACTGGTGCCATCCAGGCACGAATACCTTCATTCAAGAGGATATTCTTGGTGTAGAAGGTTTCAAATTCAGGATCCTCCGCTGCACGAATCTCCTGAGATACGAAGTCGTAAGCACGAAGATTAAGAGCGAGTCCAATAATACCGATAGAACTTGTCCAGAGACCCATGACGGGAACGAAGAGCATAAAGAAATGCAACCAACGCTTGTTACTAAAAGCAATACCGAAGATCTGTGACCAGAAACGGTTCGCAGTAACCATCGAGTAAGTTTCCTCCTCTTGCGTAGGTTCAAAAGCCTTAAAAGTATTTGACTGTTCACCATCTTCAAACAGTGTGTTTTCTACAGTAGCACC